GGAGTATGTCGCCAGCGATCTTGAGGCAGTTGAAGCGTGAGTAAGGTTCTCCTGGAGCGTGAAGGATATCGTTTTGTTGAAGCAGGTATCCTTGAAATAAACGGTAACCCCGATTATCGTTTACAAAAACAAAATTACTATACAAAACGCTGGAATGACATTTATCTTTTTGATAATGTTCTACAATGTTCTACTGCAATGGAGGATATTGAGTATGCGAAATGGTTAGATCCAGATCGAGTTCCTTGTTATGTAAAAGACGATGATGAATAGTCTCGGTTATGACTCAAAACTAAGCCCTGGTCGGGAGCAAACCCCTTATGTCTAAATCAAGTATCTTGAGGTATCTTGGAAACTTTCTCCTAATGCTTGGTTATCAAGTTATGTTGTGGGGAAACTTTAAGTTTGGTCTAGCAATTAAGTTTATCGGAGGACTCTTTGGTATTCCTTTTGCTATCAAACTTAAACTCTGGGACGTGCTATTTCTGATAGCATTCTTTGGTATTACCGAACTATCAAAGTTAACCCAACTTTTCTTGGTTTCCTAAAACCAAGTGGTGGAGTCAATCTGACCCCTTATGGTTTCTTGCTTTTCCATTAAAAAGCAAGTGGTGCGGATGGGACTCTCTCCCGCCTGGTTTCCAATTTCCAGTCAAAGAATTGGTGGCGAGCCTGAGTACATGAAGGTGGGTTGCATAAACCCATCTTTTTTAGTATAATTATAAAAAAAACAATACTCATATGAAAATAGGATTTAATTGTAGCTCGTTTGATTTATTTCATGCTGGGCATGTTACAATGCTCAAAATGGAAAAAGAAATGTGTGATTATCTTAAAGTTGCACTTCAAGTTGATCCAACAATTGATAGACCTGGTGTTAAAAATAAACCAGCTCAATCTGTATATGAACGTTATGTTCAACTTCAAGCATGTAAATATGTTGATGAGATTCTAGTTTATGAGACTGAAGAAGATTTACTTAATCTAATTCAAACTCAAACAATTCATATCCGTTTTTTGAGTGAAGAGTATGTAGATAGAGACTTTACTGGTAAACAGTATTGTATTGATCATGATATAGACTTATTTTATCATTTGAGAAAACATAAGTATTCTTCAACTGAAATTAGAAATAGAGTATATGATCTTGAGAAGAAAAAAAGAGAAGAGAGTGGAGATGCACCTGTTTTAGAACAATACTCCCCACAACTTTTAGAAAAATATTCATTAAGAAGTGATTAATCAATGGCAATTTTAGTTACAGGTGGTGCAGGATTTATTGGAAGTAATTTTCTTCATCACTTATCGACAAAAACTGATGAAGAACTTATTTGTATTGATAAATTGACATATGCTGCAGACTGGCACAACATACCAGATCCAGTCAAATTTTATACAATTGATATTGCTTCTGAACAGAGTTGTCAATATGTTTTTGATAAGCACAAAATTAAAACAATTTTTCATTTTGCTGCAGAAAGTCATGTTGATAACTCAATTAAAAATTGTTCAGAATTCATTCATACAAATATTGAGGGAACAGTTAATCTTTTAAATCTTGCTGTTAAGAATGGAATTGAAAAGTTTCTTCACATTTCTACAGACGAAGTTTATGGTTCCATAAATGCGGGTTCATTCACTGAAGAGTCTAATTATTCTCCAAGGAATCCATATTCGGCATCTAAAGCAGCAAGTGATCATTTTGTAATGGCATATCATAATACTTATGGGTTGCCCACCATAATTACAAACTGTTCTAATAACTATGGACCAAGGCAGTATCATGAAAAAATGATACCTAAAACTATTAGCAATCTTTTAGTTGGTAAGAAAGTTCCTATCTATGGTGATGGTAAACAAATTCGGGATTGGTTATATGTTCAAGATCATTGTGAGGCACTTTCAGCAATTGCTGAAAGGGGTTCTATTGGTGAAAAGTATAATATAGGTGGTGAATGCGAACTTCGCAACATTGATTTGGTTAAGATGATTTTAGAGCGTATGAATATGACTGAAGATATGATAGAATATGTAGATGATAGACTGGGACATGATCGTCGTTATTCTACAGATATTACAAAGATAAAAAATAAATTGGACTGGTCTCCTAGATTTACTTTTGAAAATGGACTTGATAAAACAATTAAATGGTATGAACGCAATCGGAACTAGTCTAAAAGACGCATACATTATTAGCACAAATATTTTTGAAGATAGTCGAGGTTCTTTCACTGAGTCTTTTAATCTTCGTGATATTCAAAAAATTATTGGAAATTATGAATTTGTACAGGACTGTCATTCAGTTTCTACAAAAAATGTTTTACGAGGTTTGCATTATCAGATTGAACATGCACAAGGTAAACTTGTTCGATGTATTGCTGGTGAGATTTATGATGTAATTGTTGATTTGCGTAAAAGTTCCCCAACATTTGGAGAATGGATAGGAGTTAAACTTTCGCCAGGATCTGAACAGTTATGGGTTCCACCTGGATTTGCTCATAGTTTTTGTGTTCTCTCACATCAAGCAGAAGTATTATATAAGGTAACTGATTATCGTTACCAAGAACATGAACGTACTCTTTTGTGGAATGATGAAGATTTGAATATTAATTGGAATTTAGCATCTCCGATTCTTTCTGACAAAGATCTTAAGGGAGTATCATTTAAGGATTGTGATAAGTATGAGTGACACATCTGTATTTGGTGCGACTGGATTTATTGGTGGTCGGTTCTGCGAACTTTATGGTGGAGTAAAAATTCCAAGAGACCAGAAAGTTCCAGAGACTAATAATATCTTGTATTGCATCAGCACAACCACCAATCATAATATCTACGAAGACCTTCACGTAGATATTAATACAAATCTAAATGTATTGATGGATGTTCTAGATAACTGTAGAAGTGAAAATATCACTTTTAATTTTGTCAGTTCTGGATTTGTCTATGGTTCTGAAGTGATTAATGCTTCTGAGGAAGATTCTTGTAATCCTAAAGGGTTTTATTCAATAACTAAAAGAACTGCAGAGCAGATGTTAATAACATTCTGCGAAACATTTGGAGTTAAGTATCGTATCTTTCGATTAGCAAATGTTTATGGTAAAGATAAGAATTGCTCTTTTAAGAAAAATGTTATTGGTTATATCATTAATCTATTAAAAAATGATCAAGATGTAGATCTTTACAACTATGGCAAGTTCAAAAGAGATTTTATTTTTGTAGATGATGTCTGCAATGCTTTTTATCAATTAATGAATAACTCGAAAACTAATCAGATTTATAATATAGGAACTGGAGTAATTACAGAATTTAAAGATGCTGTTGAATATAGTAAAAAAATATTAGATAGCAAAAGTACAATTAATTATCTACCTAATCCAGCACTTGATTATTACTTGAATGTTGGTAAACTTAAATCTTTGGGATTCAATCAAAGTATCTCTTTAGAAAAGGGCTTGCAAACTACTTGTTTGTAATGTAGAATATATACTAGGAGTAATTTTTATCTATGAGTCAATACGTCAAGAAAGCACTTGTACTTGGTGCTGGTGGTTTTATTGGAAGTCATATGGTGCGTAGACTGCGATCCGAAGGTTATTGGGTTCGTGGTGTAGACCTTAAGTATCCAGAATATTCTAAACATGAAGCAAATGAATTTATTAGAGGAGATCTTACTAATGCAAATTTTGTAAGTAAGGTTGTTGAATATAAAGGTGACAGAGGTAACTTTTATAACTCTGTTCCTTATCGTTACATCCAACCCTTTGATGAGATCTATCAGTTTGCTGCTGACATGGGCGGCGCTGGATATATTTTTACGGGTGATCATGATGCAGATGTTATGAATAATTCTGCGACTATCAATTTAAATGTTCTTCGTTCAGTTAAAGAATTGAATGAGAAGTGTGGAAAAAATACAACAAAGATTTTCTATTCTTCATCTGCTTGCATGTATCCAGAATATGCACAGATGGATGTAGATAACCCAGGTCTAAAAGAATCCGATGCTTACCCTGCTGCCCCTGATTCAGAGTATGGTTGGGAAAAACTTTTCTCTGAACGTCTTTACTTTGCCTATCACCGCAACTACGGGATTCCTGTAAGAGTTGCTCGTTATCACAATATTTTTGGACCTGAAGGAACTTGGACTGGTGGTAAAGAAAAATCACCTGCAGCAATTTGCCGTAAGGTTGCAGAACTTACTGAAGACGCTGGTGAAATTGAGATCTGGGGTGATGGTAAGCAGACTCGTTCATTCCTCTACATTGATGAATGTATTGAAGCAACTCGTCGTTTAATGCAGTCTGATTTTCTTGGTCCTGTGAATATTGGTTCTGAAGAAATGGTCACTATTAATCAACTTGCAGATATTACTGCAAAAGTTGCTGGTAAAAAAGTTGAGAAGAATTATGTCCCTGGACCTTTGGGTGTTCGTGGACGTAACTCTAATAATGATTTGATTCGTGAAAAACTTGGGTGGGATTATTCACAAACCCTTGAAGATGGAATTAAAAAAACTTACAATTGGATTAAGGAGCAATTAAATGACTGAAAATTTTTCTTGGTTTGAAACTAAAAGAGAAGATTGGAGAGAATATGTTTTATCTCTCGATGATGACAATGTGAGTGAAATTCTAGGAGCAATTCCATCTGCTTGGAATGTTCCTCCAAAAGGTCACTATGAATTTGTTAAATGGTTGATTGAAAGAATCAAACCTGAAATTACAGTTGAATTGGGAGTTGACTATGGTTATTCTGCATTTGTCATGGCAATGTGTCAAGAAAATGTAGTTTATGGTATAGATTGTTTTGATATTTCAAAGCATGGAATTCGACAAGATCGTGATTATGAATTTGTAATATCGGCTAAAGAAAAGCTTAAACTGAATAATTTGGAGATCATCAAAGGGTATTTTGATGATGTTGCAAAAACTTGGGATAAAGAAATAGATCTTTTACATATCGATGGTCTTCATGACTACCAAAACTGTAAAAATGATTGTGAGACTTGGGCACCTCTCCTTAAAGAGGATGGTGTAATTTTGTTTCACGATACTGTTTCTAATCCTGATACTGTTGGTCTTTTCTTTTCTCAATTAGAAGTTCCCAAAGTTAATTTTACAAATTCTTGTGGATTGGGTGTTGCTTCAAATAATGCAGAACTAATTCAAGAAATTAAAGACACTTTTGAATTGTGAAAGTCATAATACCCATGTCTGGAATGAGTAACCGATTTGCAAACGTCGGTTATGAAATTCCAAAATATCTCATTGAGATTGATGGTAAAAAGGTTATTGAGCACATCATTGATTTGTATCCAAAAAATTCTGAATTTATTTTTATAGTAAATAAAATTCACGAAGAATTATATAATGTAAAATTTTTATTAGAATCTTTAGTTGATAATAGTTATGTAGAAATTATATCAAATCACAAAAAAGGACCAGTCTATACAACTTCATTTGTATATGATCTTATAGATGATGAAGAGCAAGTCATTATTAACTACTGCGACTTCTCAATGTATTGGGATTATGATGATTTTGAAAAGTTTGTGAATGAATCTAATTGTGATGGATGTGTAGTTTGTTATACTGGATTTCACCCCCACATGTTGGGTAGTGATAACTATGCTTTTTGTAAGGTAGATGATTCTAATAAAATTTTAGAAGTTCAGGAGAAACATCCATTTACTGACAATAAGATGAACGAATATGCTTCCACTGGAACATATTATTTCGGGAAAGGAAAGTATATTAAAAAATATTTTCAAAAGATGATGGATGATGATGTAAATTTAAGTGGAGAATATTATGTAAGTCTAATTTATAATTTTTTGTATAATGATAATCTTACTTCTTTAGTTTATGAAATTTCCCATATGCTTCAGTGGGGAACTCCTCTTGATTTGGATATGTATTTGAAGTGGTCTGATTATTATTCTAAAGCATTAAAGGGGCAAAAAGAAGTTAGACTTGAGAACTGCACTCTTGCACTTCCTATGGCAGGTGCTGGTAGTAGATTTTCTAAAGAAGGTTATGAGCAACCAAAACCATTCATTCAAGTTAATGATAAGAATATGTTTGAACAAGCAGTTCGCTGCTTACCTAAAACTGATAGGACAATCTATGCTTGCTTAAGAAGACAAACATCACCACACCCAAAAGGGGAAGTTTTATGGATTGATGAAGTTCTGGAAGGTCAGGCTTGCACTACGGAGAAGATTCTAGAACATTGTGGTGATGGATCTATCCTTGTTTCTACTTGTGATAATGGAGTATTTTACGATGCAGATAAATTTTTAGAATTGGTTGGTGATACTGATAATGATATTATAGTTTGGAGTTATAGAAACAATTATACAAGTTATTATAATCCCAATATGTATTCTTGGTTAGATGTAGATGCTGAAAATATTATTAGAAAAGTAAATGTTAAAAATTTCACTGGTAATAATCCTTTAGAGGAATATGCAATTGTTGGAACAATGTTCTTTAGAAATAAAGACATTTATCTCAATTCCCTTAAAAATTTATATGAAAAAAATATAAAAACCAATGGTGAATTTTATATTGATAATCTTCTCAATGAAGCAATTGAACTAGGATATATTGTTAGAAATTTTGAAGTTGATGAATATATTTGTTGGGGAACACCCAATGATTTAAACACCTATAAATATTGGCAAACATTTTTTAATAAAGTAAACTGGCACCCCTACTCTTATAAAAATGACTATTTCACCAATTAAAGAACTTCTAGATCTATCATATGAAATATGTGACTACACTATTTGTGGCGAAGGAAATGTTTCTATGCGCCAAAATGAAAATACATTCTTAATTAAGGCAAGTGGGACAAGTCTTCATACTCTAGTAGAGGAAGATCTAACTCTATGTAATATTCATGGAGTTCAGTTAAATCCTTCACATAAAAAACCAAGCATTGAAACGTCATTTCATGCTTGGATTATGAAGACTTTTCCAGAGATTAATTTTATTGCACATACACATCCACCACATACAACTAAAATTCTTTGTTCAAGTCAGTTGCATCAGTTTGCTAGCCATAGATGGTTTCCTGATCAAATTGTAAGAAACGGAACAAAGTCTTGTACAGTTCCTTATGCTCCCCCTGGAGAGGCAATTTTAAAGTTAGTTGAAAAACATGTTTCTGCATTTGTAGATCATGAAGGTTTCTTTCCGAAGTTGATTCTACTTCAAAATCATGGTATAATAACAGCATCTGCATCTAAAAAAGATTGTGTTGCTGCAACTTTAATGTGTGAAAAATCTGCTGATATTTTTATTGGAGCAAAACTTCTGGGCGGAATTAAGTTCTTGACCAAACAAGAAGTTTCTGATGTTGATACCTGCCCAAATGAAATTTATAGGAGAACAATGTATCAATGAAAGTCATTTATGTTGATATTGATGAAACCATTTGTCATCGGGAAACTTCTGTTGACTTTGGCACAACTCACGATTATACCAAAGCAAAACCCATTCAAGAAAATATAGATAAGATCAATAAACTCTATGAGGAAGGTCATACAATCGTTTATTGGACTGCCCGTGGATCTAGAAAACAGATTGACTGGACCGAACTAACTAGGCAGCAACTTGCAGAGTGGGGTGCAAAGTACCACGAGTTGCGAGCAGATAAACCATTTTACGATCTGTTCATCGAAGATAAAGCATTGAGGATTGAAGAACTATGATAATCATTTCTCATCGAGGAAACATTCGTGGTCCAATACCAGATAAAGAAAATCGCCCTAGTTATATTGATTGTGCAATTGGTAATGGATATCATGTAGAGATTGATGTTCGTTCAATTAATGGTGAACTGTGGTTGGGTCATGATGACCCCCAATATAAGGTAGATTATAATTGGTTAAATGTAAGAAAGGATTATCTCTGGATTCATTGTAAGAATGTTGAATCTGCATATTACTTAAAGGATAAAGATGTAAAGTATTTTTGCCATCAATCAGATTCTTTTACCTTAACCAGCACTGGTCATGTGTGGGTACATGATTTGATGGGCACTGTCAATAATCGCAGTATTATCCCCCTAATAAATAAAGAATCAGCACAAGATTATTCCCAGTTTGATTGCTATGGTGTCTGTACTGATTATCCAAATTTGGTAAAATTATGAAAATAGCACTTTGTTTATCTGGGCAACCCAGATCGATTGATAGTGGGTTTCATGCCCTAAATGAGTCAATATTAAAACACAATGATGTTGATGTGTTTATTCATACTTGGTTTGATAAAAATAATTTAAGTACAAATTCTGTTATTCCAGGAAGAGAGGGAAACAGATTAAATTCGAATGCAATTGAAAAATTAAAACAGTATTATAAACCTAAAAAGATTTTAGTCGATAGACCGAAATTTTGGGATGAGAAATATGAGTTTACAGATCTTTGTTTTGTTAAGGCATGGACCTGGGCATTGGAAGTTGCATCAGGTTTAGACTCGGCAAAAGAATATATTTGCAACACCGCAAATAGCATGTTTTATAGTATAATGATGTCAAATAATATTAAGAATCAATATTGTGTTGATAATAATGTTACTTATGATTTAGTTATTAGAAATAGAATTGATCATGCTCCACATTTGGTTTTAAAATTTGATGAAATGTTTACTGATGAATTTGAAGATAATGTATTAATTTATCATGACTTATATCAACCAGATGATATGATTGCAGATTGGTTTGCAATGGGGAGAACTAATGTAATGAATATTTACTCCAATGTGTATAATCACCTTAATGATTTAGTAAATCAGTCTAATGAAATTGATGGGTACTGGTGTAACGAACTTTTATTGAAGCATCATATTTTAAATAATCAAGTCAAAGTTGAAAAAGTAGATTTCAAGGTTCATTATTAATTTTAAAATGAAAACAGCATTAATTACAGGAATTACTGGGCAAGATGGATCGTATCTTGCAGAATTACTTTTAGGTAAAGGGTATAAGGTTCATGGTATCATCCGTAGAAATTCTACATCTGATTGCACTGATCGTATAAAAGAGTTGTTGGTAGATCCTAATATCAAATTGCATTATGGTGATTTGAGTGATTTTTCAAATGTGACTTCTATTATTCAAGAAACTCAACCAGATGAAGTTTATAATTTAGCAGCACAAAGTCATGTAAAAGTTTCTTTTTCAAATTCTCTTTATACGACTGATGTTGATGCTGTTGGTGTAGTTAGATTGCTAGAAGCAATTAGAGTTTTGGGTCTTGTAGATAAAACTAGATTTTATCAGGCTTCTACTTCTGAATTGTTCGGCAAAGTTCAAGAAGTTCCCCAAAGAGAAACCACACCATTTTATCCAAGATCTCCATATGGTGTTTCTAAACTATATGGATTTTGGATTACTAAAAATTATAGAGAGTCTTATAATCTTTTTGGTTGCAATGGAATACTTTTTAATCATGAATCACCTAGAAGAGGTGAACTTTTTGTAACAAAAAAAATTACTAAAACACTTTCTGAAATAAAAAATGGTCAGAAAAAGGGACCTCTTGAATTAGGAAATTTGGATGCCAAAAGAGATTGGGGACATGCTAAAGACTATGTAAAATCTATGTGGTTAATGTTACAACATGATTTTGCTGATGACTATGTTGTTTCTATGGAAGAACAACATTCTGTAAGAGATTTTGTTAATGTTTCTTGCAACTATATTGGGTTTGATATTGAATGGTCTGGAGAAGGTAAGGATGAAGTTGCGATAGATAAAAATACTGGTAAAGTATTAGTTCAAATTAATCCAGATTATTATAGACCTGCAGAAGTAGAATCTCTAGTTGGTGATTGTACAAAGGCAAAAGAGGTTCTTGGTTGGAAACCTGAATACACATTTGAAAAACTTGTTGAAGAAATGTGTGAATGTGATTTGAGGGTCACTAGATGAATAGGAAAATTATTCTATGGGGATACCCTCATTTATCTCATACTCATTCATACATTTATTATGGATTAAAAAAAGCTTTTGAATATCTTGGTAGTCAAGTTTATTGGTTTCATGATGGTAATTATCCTTCTGTAGATGAGTTTAATTATGAGAATGCAGTATTTTTTGTAGATAACCAGGGTAGGTCTGAAAATAATGTTCCAATTTTAGAATCTGGAATATACTTTTCATATGACACCTTTACCAATCTGAATAAATATCTGGGAAAGGTTAAGGGTTTAATTAATTATAGAGTAGCTGAATATAAACATCCAATCCCAGATGGAGAAAGATACCTTGAAATTGAAAAGGGAGTGGTATTTGATAATGATTCAATAGAAGATTATAATGTAATTCATTTTCATTATGCGACTAATCTTCTACCCCATGAAATAAATTTTGATTGGGCAAAAATTAAAAGGGATAATGAATATAACTTTGTAGGAACTATTCATGCACCGAGAGTTAATTGTGAACCACTTCATCAAAACTTTATAGAAATAATTAAAAATAATAATATTCCTTTTACCCATAGGGATCCTTGGGTTAACCCAGCTACTGAAGATGAACACATGTATTTGATGCAAAAATCTATCTTTGTTCCAGATTTTAGACCTAAAGAACAAAAGATAAATCGTTATACTTCAGATAGAATTATGAAAGCAATCAGTTACGGTTGTTTAGTAGTTTCTGATTGTGATTATGCAAAAAGTTTTATCAGCGATAATCTCTTAACATCAGATAATGCTCAAGAAATTTATGACTTGGGTATAAAAAATCAATATAATACAGATTTGATAATCCATTTAATGGAAGTGGTTAAAAAAGATCACACTTATATAAATCGATGCAAAGGTCTTTTATCTATTATTGAGGAATTTGAATAATGTCCAATTACAAAGAAATTGATTCATGTAGAGTAACAAAAACTCAAGATCTTAAAACAATTTTAAATCTTGGAAATCAAAATCTCACGGGAGTGTTTCCAAAACCAAATGAAGATGTTGGAATCGGTCCACTTGAATTAGTCTGGAGTCCGTCTAGTTATTTGGTTCAATTAAAACATACATATGAACCAACAGAGATGTATGGGGATAACTATGGTTACCTTTCAAGTTTGAATAATTCTATGGTTCAACATTTGATTCAAAAGGCTAGTTATTTAACTGAATTATGTGAACTTAAAGATGGTGATGTAGTTGTTGATATCGGTTCAAATGATTGCACCTTCTTAAAAGCACTGCCAACGTTTACGAAGAGAATTGGTATTGATCCAACAATTAAAAAGTTTCTTGATTATTATCCAGAAGAGATTGCATATGTTGCAGACTTCTTCTCAAAAGAATCATACTATTCGGTTGAGAAAGATAAAAAATGTAAGTTAGTAACATCTATTTCTTGTTTTTATGATTTAGATGACCCAGTATCCTTTGTAAAGGATATTCATGATATTCTTTCTGATGATGGTTTGTGGCACTTTGAGCAGGCATATTTACCATCAACGCTTCGAGCTACTTCATATGACACTGCATGTCATGAACATATTGAATATTATTCAATGCTTTCTGTTAACAAGATTCTTTCTCTTGCTGGAATGAAAATTGTTGATGTATCTTTGAATGATATTAATGGTGGTAGTTTTGCTGTGACTGCGTGTAAAGATACTAATACTGAAATCAAAGTTAATTCCGCAGTTATTAATTGGTTGATTGATGAAGAATATAAGATGGGTTTAGATACACTTAAACCTTATTATGAGTTTGCAGAAAGAGTAGAATCTCATAAAGAATCACTAGTTAATTTAATCAGAGGTTTGAGGGCTGATGGTAAAACAGTTTATGGTTATGGTGCTTCCACAAAAGGTAATGTTATGCTACAATGGTGTGGATTAACATCAGAAGATATTATTGCTATTGGTGAAGTTAATCCTGACAAATATGGATGTGTAACTCCAGGAACAAACATACCAATTATTCCAGAGTCTGAAGTCAAACAAATTAAACCAGATTACATGATTGTTCTGCCTTGGCACTTTAGAAATGGAATTATACAAAGAGAAAAAGAGTATAGAAGTTCTGGAGGCAAGTTTATTTTTCCTTTACCGTATATTGAAATTGTCTGATGGATAAAATTTTAATCTTGGGATCTAGTGGTCAAATTGGTGCATACTTAACTGAATACCTTCGAAATAAAGGGAAGTATGTTTATGAATTTGATATTGTAAATGATTCATCTGAAGATTTGGCAACGATCCCAAACCCTCTTCTTGAAGAAAGAATCGCAGATTCTGATTTTGTTTTCTTTCTTGCATTTGATGTAGGTGGTTCTAGATATCTTAAAAAGTATCAACATACTTTCCAATTCATTAATAATAATTGTCGTTTGATGGCAAATACTTTTGGATTGCTGAAGAAGTATAATAAAAGATTTGTATTTGCATCTTCACAGATGAGTAACATGAGTTATTCACCTTATGGAGTGTTGAAAAATGTTGGGGAAATTTATACCAAATCTTTGAATGGTCTCATTGTCAAATTTTGGAATGTGTACGGTATTGAAAAAGATTATGAAAAGTCACATGTCATTACAGATTTCATTCGTAAGGGATTTGAAACGGGTGTAATTGATATGCTTACTGATGGTGAAGAAGAAAGAGAATTTCTTTACGCAGAAGATTGTTGCGAAGCTCTTGAAACAATCATGAATAATTATGATGACTTTACTTCTGAAGACAATTTACATATTACTAGTTTTAGAACTACCAAGATAAAAGATATTGCTAGTATTATTATTGGTCAATTCAATCTGATTGAAAAGTACAACGTAAAAATACAACCATCAACTGAAAAAGATACGGTTCAGATGAATAAAAAGAACGAACCAGATACTTATATAACTAAATGGTGGATTCCAAAAACAGCAATTGAGAGTGGGATTTCTAAAGTATTTCAGGAGATGAAAAATGATTGGTAATAATTCTATTGGAACACTTGGAAGATTAGGTAATCAAATGTTTCAATATGCTTCATTGAAGGGAATCGCTTCAAATTGTGGATTGGAATATACTATTCCTCCACAACATGATGAATATCAAATTGATAATTATGGTTTGCTTGAATGCTTTGAATTAAGCACTAATAAGAAAATTGGTTTTATTCAGACAGAAAAAGTAGCACAGGAAAAACATTTTCATTTCGACGAAGATTTGTTTAATAACTGTCAAGACGATGTTTCTTTAGTTGGTTTTTTTCAAACTGAAAAATATTTTAAAAAAATTAAAAATCAAGTAAGAGAAGATTTTACATTTAAGAAAGATTGGTTAGAACCCTGTCTTGAATTTATGACTCAGTTTGATGGAGAAGAGATAGGTTTTATTCATGTTAGAAGAGGAGATCCTAATCTTGCAGATAAACGTGGATTCAAATGGGCATATGTAAATCTACAGGATCAACATCCCGTCCAGTCAATTGAATATTATGAAAAAGCAATACAAGAATTTCCAAACGATATGAAATTTCTT